ATTTCGTATTGTTTCTTTTTTCCATGCTTCATCACGACCAGGAACTTCTGACCAATGTACTTCAATAGGTGTATAGTTATTATTTTTATTCTGAGCGTCTACCCACAGTTTATAAAACATATTCATACCATGTGGTGTAGATACAATCATTACTTTAGAACTTTTACCAGAAGATATTGTAGGATAAACTGAACTAAAAAATTGTTCTGCAATATTATTTGGTACATAAGCAAACTCATCTAAGAATATTACATTATAAGAACCACCCCGTACGGCACTTGATGATGTAGCAGCTGCAAGTATTCTACTACCATTTTCTAATTCTAAACTACCTTTGTTCCAGTTTATAACACCTTGTTGTAACCACTTAGGTAAATTCTCATATGCAAGTTGTAAACGACCTAATAGGTCTCTTGCAATCGCAGCTTTGTTTGCAAGTATGGCAATATTTGTGTTTGCGTTAAAGATAGCATAATGTAATAGATAAGATATAATTGTTGTTGACTTACCAGTCTGTCTTGGTAGTTTACAAATACTAAAACGATTATCATGGAAAGTATCTACCATTTCTTTTTGAAAGTTATACATTTTGAATTGTTGTAGACCGTGGTCTAGTGTAACAATCTTAATATAGTTTTCTATAAAGTAAACAGGATTCTCCTGACAAGCAAGAAACTCTCTTACTTGTTTTTTTGTAAAACGTATCTTTTGATTAGCCGCTTTTAAATTAGGATTACCTAGGTAAGTGTCTGCCATATTCTTCTACTGTTGGGTTTAAGTTTTCATATCCTTCAATACTTATATCTTTAATAAGACCTTGACCTTCGCCTACATGTAACCATGACATAAGATTAAATGTTGATGTAAGTTTTCCGCCTGTTGTATGATACCATCTTAGATTACCTTTTTGTATTTGTTCTAACTTAGCATTAAACTTAGCTAAAACATTTTTCTTTCTAAACTCTTTCCAAAAAGGACTATCGTCTCTTTTAGTCATATAGTGATAGTGTAAAAACTCCATAACCATATCGTTATTATTTGCAATTACTTCGTTATAATCTTTTTTAGTATCTTCATCATTTGTAAACATAACGTCAATAAATGTTTCAAGTAATTTTAATTGTTCAGTTGCCATCCAGATAGATGTTGCTTCAAGTGGTTCAGTAAAACCAGAAGATAAACCTACTGCAATACAATTTTTTATCCATGTTTGTTTAAATCTACCTGCGTCAAACTTTATTGTTCTTGTATATTCTATATTAGGAAACATTTCTTTTGCTTCAGCAAATGCTTCTTCGTCTGTTATATAATCACTATCAAATATATAACCTGCACCACATCTATGTTGTAAAGGTATCTTCCACACCCAACCATATTTCATTGCGATTGCTTGTGTGTAAGGTTTATCTTCAGGTGGTAGAAAGAAAGGTATTGCTCTCTTAATTGGTAAACAATCCTGATAACTTTTCCATTCTGACTTATATAACTTACCAATTAACTCTCTACGAAAACCTGTGCAATCAAAAACTAAATCACATTCTATATCATTTATTTTAGTTATATTACCATGTTCATCTTGTTTCGTAGTTTTAATTTCATCATAGATATGTTTATCAACTTTGGTAATTTTTTTAAGATAATCTGCTAAAAGATGTGCGTCAAAGTGTATAGAGGTATCTATATTATTTGTATCAACAACATTCTTATATGATTGTATAGACGCATAAGTATGGTCTTTCAAAGGCATTTTTTTGTGAATTAAATGTTTTAAATAATAATCATAACTATCATAACTAAACAAATTGTCTATACTAAAATGTTTATATTCATTATGTACCGCAAAAGGATGAAAATATTTTTGACCATCTCCATTCCAGTTTTCAAAAGATATACCTTGTTTGATTGTACCTTTACATTCTTTTAACAACTCTTGTAAATCTACATCTAACATATGTAAAAAAGAAGTTAGATGTGGTGTGCTACCTTCACCTGCACCTAAGATACCAATAGGTTTACTTTCCATTAATGTAATATGATGTTGAGGAAAAGTTTTAGTTAGATATAAGGCAGTCAACCAACCAGCAGTACCACCACCAATTATTAATATTTTTTTATCCGTCTTCATTCTTATTATCTTTTATTAGTTTCTGCAATTCTGCTGTACTCCCAACAAAGAGATTATTTTCAACTTTGCTAGGTCCTTTTTTTGTTTCTTCCCCTAACTTTTTCATCTTCTCTTGTAACTGTAGTAACTTTTCAGTTACTTCTCCCACGTTTTTAATTAATTGACCTGCAACTTCGTATGTTCTAGGATGGTCTGTTTCTTTTGCAAGTGTCAATATGCCATCTATTGCGTCTTGTCCTCTTTCTACTAAGTTATATAGGTTTTCCCTACTGTACTTATAATCACTAGTGATATCTTCTTTTTCATTAGGTCTAGGTACAGCAGGTGTAGATTGAACAATCTCTTGTTTAGTTTCAGTTATATCCAATAACTCATTGAGTTTATCCTCAACTTTTTTCATAATTTATCTTTCTAATAGTTATTGTTTATCAGTACCACTTTCAGGATCATATTCGTCAGCATCCTGGAAGAAAGAACGTGTTTCACTAAAACCAAAATCATCATCAGCGTCAGCAGTTGTAGGATTAGGAGTAACAACATATCGTTGTTCTCTTTTTGCCGTTGCTGTGCTTGTGTTTGTATATTGGTCTACTTGTACTTGTTTAATAACTTTCGTACTTGAAACAGGTCCATATAAATACATCTTCGCTGTAAACGATAGAGTGTACATTAAAACTCGTCTGTCTGTAAAAGTTCCGTCATAACTGTCTTCATATGTTACATCATTAAGAATAATTGGAACGTCTCTTACGATATCTAAACTTGGCATTACATTTAATGATACTGTATAGTCAGGTTGAAACATTGGTAATATTTGTTCTACAATTTGTAAAGCGTCTTCACTATTTTTTGCCATAGTAAACAATGTAAATGAAACGTTGTAAGGTACAGGCATATAAACATTAGTCATTGACTTAGTATCTGCGCCTTTTACTTTCTTAAACTTTTGAATACGATTTAGTTTTCTGCTAGGGTCATATGTAAGACCTGTTAATTCAAAACCAATTCGTGGTAAAGTAAGTGCCGTTGTTTTTACATCATCAGCACCTCTTGTACTATCTTGGTCAATTCTAGCTAAGAACTTTTGTTTTGGTCCGTATGCAAGTGGAACTTTCATCTTTTGATTTATTTTTCCTGTACTCGCTCTACGATATATGTACAAATCATTAAACAATGTACCAAACGCTACTATCGTTTTTCTAATTAGTTCATGGTATTGTGCGTCTTTAAACATTATTTACTCCTTATAAGTCACTTGGGTCACCAAATGGATTCTTTTCTGTGAAGTCAAAGATATCGTTACTTGCGTCTGTATCGTTTAATCCTGCTTCATCATCAAAAGATATATTGTCAGCGCCTGGTCTATCAGCCGCCATGTTTGTTGTGTTGCTATCTTCTAACACTATATAGTCAACATATTGAGGGTCATCCTCAAGGATAATATTGTCACCGTCAACTTCATCAACAATTAAATCACCTGTTTCTGCTAACAATGCCTCAACATTACCATCAGTTACTTCAGCAAGTAAAGCACCTGAAGATGTTGTACCAATCTCTAGTGTTATTTGATTTTGTAATAAATCTAAATTCTCGTCTTCTAATTTTTCATCAATCTCAGTAATACCTGTATCAACTAATTCATGTGAGTAATCCCAAACAGATGATTTAAGTTTGAAGATAGGTAAATCATTAATCTGATACATTGGATCCTCATCTTCAACAAAATCTACTTGAAAGAATTTTTTAAAGGTTGGCATGTAAATAATGTCACCTTCTCTAGGTCTGTTTATTGAAATTGTATTTGATGGTTGGTCAACTAATAACTCAAATGAACGTCTGCTAACAACGAAAGTTATTTCGTCTTTCATATCTAAACCAAACTTACCAATCAAGTCACCTTGACCGGCAAAACCGTTCACGTCTTCTATGTACATTTCTATTTGATATGCTTCTGTGTACTTACTATCAGGCGTTTCACCTAATATTTTATCTTCCGTTACAGTTGTTCTAGGAAGATAGTGTACTTCATGCCCAAATATTTTTAACTGCTCTATGATTAAATCTTCATAGAGAGTTTTTTCTGAGTGTGTACCGTGTGAGAAATATGTATTTTTCACTTATTAACCTACCATATAATTTGGTGGTAACTCAAAACTTAACTGTATTTGTTCCTCTAATTTTTGTATTTCTTCTATTGCTTGAGAGTATATTTGTTCGCCATTCATTTGAACGCCACCTAACATTGCAACTCCTTGGAACTTAGATAAGTTTGTACCCCATTGTTTTTTGATTAGTTGAATAGTATATTTTTTTAGAAATATATCATCAAACAAATCAGTAAATGTTGAACCGTCTAATTTACGATAGCATTCTATAATCATAAAGTCACCTGCTTTAACATCATGTGCCCAATCCATATCTATATACAATCTGTTTTTGTGTTGATTGTATCTAACTGGTCTTTCACCTGTTAGAATATGGTCTAACATATCTAAATGTCTCATGGTCATTTCATAGTGTAATATAGAGGTAGAAGAAAAATCATATAAATCGTTCAATCGCATTTGATATCTGATATCGAACATATTTAAATTTGATTTATCATTGAAATTGAATATACCCATTACTGATAATACAGATGATGGCATTACAATATAATTTTGTTGATTTTTAAAAGTGTTAGAAACAGAACCTTCATTACCAGTACCAACAGTCTCATCTGATCTTGCTCGTGTAATATCATCAGCAGTTATCTGATATTTCATATACATTCT